CAGGCGTTAAGCATATTAAAAGAAGTTCATGGAGAAAAGCACCCCAATATAGCTGCATCTTTAAACAACCTGGGGGCAGCATATGACAGCTTAGGGGAGTATCAGAAAGCCATAGATTATTATCAACAGGCGTTAAGCATGGATAAGGAATACTATGGAGAACGCAACCCTAAGGTGGCTATTCGCTTAAACAACCTGGGTTTAGCATATGACAGCTTAGGGGAGTATCAGAAAGCCATAGAGTATTATCAACAGGCGTTAAGCATGGATAAGGAATACTATGGAGAGCGCCACCCTAATATAGCTGCATCTTTAAACAACCTGGGTTTAGCATATGACAGCTTAGGGGAGTATCAGAAAGCCATAGAGTATTATAAGCAGGCTTGTAATATGCTCATGAAGTTTTTGCCGGCAAATCATCCTAATATCCAGACAGTTAAGGATAATATTATAGACTGAGGATTAAAAAAATAAAAGGAGAATACAGAAATAGACATCCGTACGTTGATAACCGTTAAATTCTTGGGCCGGCTCAATACCTAATAATAAATTTAGTAAAGTAAGGATAATATGAATTTTCAAAAAGTTTTATTAGCTGGTCATCTCACAGCCACGCCGGAGCTAAAGCATAGCCAGGATGGGAATGCCTTCTTAAACTTTGATATAGCCGTCAACGAGTCTTGCACACCGAAAGGCGGCGAATGGGTAAAGAGTGTTACCTTTGCCCCCGTTATCTGCTTTGGTAAGGTTGCGGAGAATTGCGCTAAATATTTGCAAAAAGGTTCAGGCGTTTTTGTGGAAGGGAAATTATATAATAGCGAATGGGAAACGGCGGGGGGCGAAAAGCGGCAGCGGCTACAGGTTAAGGCGATGATGGTTCAGTTTTTGACAAAGCCAAAAGAGGAAAGCAACCAAGCGCCAAAGCCAGAAGCTGCGCCGGCAGCCAAAGCTAAATGGGAGAAAGATGATAATATCCCATTTTAGGAGATAAAATGACACAATTAACTGTCCATTTTTATAAGAGTAAAAAGCCAAAAAGTAAACGAACGGGCGTGATATATCTAAATTATGTCTGGGGCGATACGGACGTAAATATAAAATGTGATTATTATGGCAGGTTCACGCCTAAAAAATGCCTAGAAACAGTGCTAAAGTCTCTTAGAGGGAGAAAATAAGATGAATAAAAAAGAGAGGCGGAATTACATCGGCGGCTCTGACGTACACCACGTCTTGAGCGTAGAGCCTTACGGATGCGCCCGAAGGCTCTGGTACGAGAAACGAGAAACGCCGGAAGATTATACGGAAGCCGATAATCCGTATTACCGTAAAGGTAATTTACTTGAGGAACCGGCCGCACAAATTTTTATGGCAGAAATGAAAACGATTTTAAAAACGCCCAAACATAAAACACGAAACGACTTTTTTTCCGGTCATTGCGACCGTGAAATTGTAAATGCGGCGGGGGAAAGAGATGGTATTTGGGAGGGGAAAGCCCCCAGCAGAAATGTTTACCAACAAATTAAAAAGACCGGCATCCCGCTTAATTATGTCCTGCAAGTCCAATATTATCTATGGCTATATAATTATCTGTATGGCTGGATAACAGTGCTCTACGTAGGAGATAGTCTCCCGATTGTAGAAGCTCTTCACTTGGAAATTAAAAGGGACGAAGAATTAATTCTTCAAATTTTAGACGCCTGCCATAACTTCTGGCGGATGCTGCTAAACGGCCCGGCGCCGGAACAATTAGCGCCTACAGACGCCCGCTGCCAAAAATGCTTGTGGCGAAAAACTTGCCAGGGTTTAGGTGAGATTTCCCTCTTGCCTGAGGAAGGGGATTATCAAATAGTAAATGAGCCGGTGTTAGAGCAATGCTGTGCTGATTACAAAGAAGCGCAGGGATTGATTAAAGAGGCGGAAGAGCTAAAAAATGAAAGAGGGGAGGCTTTAAAGATTTTAATGGGCGAACGGCAAAAGGTTGCCACTTCTGCCGGCAAAATTTGCTATCAGCAAATAGCAAAAGAAAGTTGGGATACGAAGCTTCTGGATAAAACATATCCAGAGATGAAGATGAAGTTTTTGAAGCAAACAAATTATAGAAGTTTAAGAGTTTTTTAAAGGAAAAATGAAAGGAGAAAGAAAATGGACGAATTGGGCGGGAATGCGGGAGAATTGATTAGACAAGGCGCTGCGCTGGAACAGGTAAAAACAGAATATCACACTGCCGTAAGAGTCCAGGTCAAGAGAGACCTAAATGAAATCAACGAGGCAATAAAAACAGAAGCTGAGCTTGCCGGTTCTTCGTTTTATTATTCTTGGCCGGTACAAAAGAAGCTCAGCGACGGCAAGTACATAACGATCTACATTGAGGGGCCGTCGGTAGGTCTGACAAGGTCTGCAGCCCGGAATTTTAAAAATTGTGCCGTAGAAGTCAGTCTCGCTGAAACAGATTCCACGTACATATTTAGGGGCAGATTTATTGACGTGGAGTCTGGGGTTACGGTAACAAGGCTTTTCCGACAAAGTAAAGAAAAAAATATCGGCTCCAAATACGAAAAAGACCGAGCAGAGGATATGATTTTCCAAATCGGTCAAAGCAAAGCGCTTAGGAATGTTATCAGGGAGGGAATTCCAAAATGGATAATTGATAACGCTATGGAGGCCGCTATAAATGCTGTAAATAAGGGAATTACCGAAGAAAACGTTAAAGAAAAGAGAGAGATTGCGTTTGCCTATTTTGAGACAAAGGGTATCCCTAAAAAAAGGGTGTTAGACTTTTTGAGAAAAGATGAAGGGTATGTAAAACGGAATGATATTCTTTTTCTAGGCGGCCTCAAAAGCCGGATTGAAGACGGGGAGCCGGCGGAAAGCGTTTTCTTTGTCGAGACAGTAGAAGAAAAAACAGAAAACAAGATAAACAAGCTTAAAGAAAATCTTAATGCCGCAAAAGGGAAAGCAGCGCCCCCCACCACCGCTGCTCCCGCTGCAACTCCGGCGCCTGCGCCAGAAACGCCGGTAGGAAAAGGTGCTAAAGAAACAGAGAAAGCTTGTCGGAATTGCGGGATACTGGGTTATCGGGGATTTAAAAAATCAGGTGAAAATTGGCTTTGCAGCAAATGCTCAGGATTGGCCTATCCAGTAGCGGCGAAGGCTGAACTAAAACCAGCAGGTAACCCCAGCTTTTGCGGCGGCTGCGGCGAGGTTTTCGAGAAGACTTACCAGCCCCCAATTATAGAAAAAGACGGCCAGCCAATTTACGCCTGCGCTCTCTGTATAACAAAGAGCATTAAGAATATTGCCGGCGACCGCCAAGAATTTTAGTAAGGAGAAGACATGGAAAACAAAGAATTGATGCATAAAAGTCAGTCATTTATAGCGACCTTGAACTTATTGATAGTTGAAAAGATGGAACAGAATTTGGTAGCTTTTAATTATCTAAAAGAGCTAAATGACCGGATTAAAAAGGTTAAAGAGCATTTCCAGCCCACTATTGACGCTGCCCACAATGCTCACAAGCTGGCAATAGCTGCCAGAGATGAAATTTTAGACCCGCTGGCTGAAGCAAAAGAAGGGCTAACTTTAAAAATGGCTAATTATGCCAACGAAGAAAAACGTAAAGCTGGAGAAAGAGCCAGAATAGAAAAAGAAACTGCTGACCAAATTGAACGGGAACGCCTTGCCAATATAGCGGAAATGCAGAAAGCAGCAGGCTTTCTGGAAAAGGCAAAAATAACCGTTACCCAAATTAAGCAGGTGGATACGCCGGCGCCATTTATTCCAAAGACAGAAACGGCGCCCGGTCAAAGTTTTATCGAATATTGGTCGGCGGAAATTGAGAATAAGTCTAAAATCCCGCTGGATTTTTTACTGCCGGACATGGTGAGGCTAAATCAAATCGCCAGACAAACGAAAGGGCAAACTACTATTCCAGGCGTTAAATTTGTCTCTCATATGGTCCCGAGAGAATCAGGGAAACGGTGAAAAATGGAAAGTAACTTTGATTCTTTAACCGGATTTTAGAAGCTACAGTTCCACACCTAAAAAGGCGGGGCTGGGGAATTGACTTAACTGACTTTTCCTCAGCCCTAAAAACAAAAGGAGATAAGAATATGAGCAAAAAGAACCGAAAGAAGTGGAGGTGAAATGATGGTTAGCGAAGTTAGAAGAGTGCCTAAAGATTGGAAGCACCCCAAAGATGAGGCCGGGGAATTTATCCCGCTTTTAAGCGGGAATTTTAAAGAACAATTAAAATCTTGGCTGAAAGGTAAACAGCAGTGGGATCTTGGCTTTTATCTTAGGAATAAAAAATGGGTTAAGAAAACACCAGATATAACCGGGACTTATGAAGATTGGGATAGCGAATGCCCAAAAGAAGAAGATTTTATGCCAGGATTTTTAGAAGCTGAAAAAACTCACTACCAGATGTATGAGGAGTCCACAGAGGGGACGCCTATTTCTCCGGTCATGGAGACGCCAGAGGCATTAGCGCACTGGTTGGCTGATAATAATGCGTCTGCTGAGCAGCGGCTGGCTATAATTAATAAGGGCTGGTCTGTCTGCATGGTACTTCACATTTCCTCAGCCCTAAAAACAAAAGGATAAATAAAATGGAAGCTAAATGTATATGTGGGGGCGATTTGAAATTTACTGACATCTTAGATAAAGCGCCTACAAACATTACCGCTAATTTACAATGTAAAGTTTGCCGGCAAGATTATACAGCCACCTATGACTTGGTAGAGATTAAAATGCTGGCTGAAAAGTGGGGGATGCCATGAAAATAACTATTGGGGGAACAGAATTTTTCTGGCATCCAGATGTCGCTGCAAATTGTGGAAGTTGCGGCTGTTGGAGACCCGCTTTTGAAGAAGAAAACGGGGGCGGTATCTGGATACAAAACGAGGAAGAGCCGGGAAAAGATTTTAAGCCAGGGAGAAACATTTGCTCGGATTGTTTGGAAAGTGAGCTAATGGCGGAAAAGAGTTTTTAAAAACCTTTTTGGAAACATTAAGGATAAACAAAGAGATGAGGGGAGCTTAAGAATGTTACGTTTTATGACTGATGAAGAAGTAGTAGAAGAATTTGGGGTAATCCCGGTTGAAAGGATAGAGCCTAATGGCGCTATTATCCTAAAATATGGCCACCGCTGGGGACGGGATAACATCCTAAAAGTATTTATCCCTCAGCTTAAGGGCGTTAAAACCTACGGAGAGCCTAGTAGAGACGAAATGTCTGGGTTTTTATGGGGGCATAAAAAGGTTTTACCCAGATTCCATGCAGCGTTTAAAGAGATTGAAGAATTAAACCTTTTGTCTCTGGTTATCTTTTGGGGTGGCGGCTTAAATCCACGGCTTATCAGAGGCAGCAAAACCAGGTTATCCCGGCATTGCTGGGACGCCTTTGATTTAAACCCCCAGCAAAATCCTTTAGGCGGAGAACCGGCGAAAGAGGGGGAAATAGGTTGCCTGCTGCCATTAATTCCGATATTTGAGAAGCACGGATTTATTAATGGCGGCGGCTTCACCGGCAGGCCGGATTGGATGCACTTTGAGACCGGGATAGAGGTGTAAAATGTGCGCAGGGAGTGATTCTCTTTTTAACAGGCACTTAACGTTTTGATAATGAAAAGAGGCTGAGATTAACCATGATTATCAGGGTGTTTGTCCGTACAGAGAAAAATATTTGGTCGGATGAAAAAATGACCATAGCTTGTATAGATGATATTCAAAAAATGACCAAAGGACTTATGGACGAAATTTTTAAGGGAGAGGGAGCGGAGAAATATTATGAAATTAAAACAATGCCTAGAGATTTTAAGATTAATACAGTCAACTATCCAACAGGGATTGACAGAGATATAGGATTAAAGCACAAATTGAGGCTGGAGAAAAAGCCTTGAAGCTCTAGGGGTTAAGTTTTTTTACCTCTACTCAATTAGTGGATTGCTATGAATTCCCGCCGTCATTATGTGAAGATTCCAGACAAAAAAAGAGCTGGGACGGGGAAGCAGAAATTAATCTTTCCCCTTTATATGAGGGAAACTATAAAGAATACTTAGGGGATATAATAAACCTTAAATTTAATGAGTTAAAAAGTAAAATGAAAAATGAAAAAAATAATATGCTTGACAACCTAAAAAGTCCCGTGTTAATCTATCCGCATCCTTATCAGAGCGGCCTAAACGGGGCTTATAATCCCGCTATGGCCTCCCAGACTCGGCTGGCCGCTCTACTCCTTATTTGGGTCTGGAGAATGCGAGTCTGGAGAATGACTGAAAAAAATAAAACCTACACTAAAATACCAAACGAACTTATAGATAAATTAATTTCTTACCGGTTACCCGGCGAAGAGATGAAAATATTTTTTATGATTTTACGCCAAACTTTAGGTTGGGGTAAAAAATCAGACCAGATTTCTCTTTCTCAATTTGCAGAAAAAACAGGGATGAAAAAACCATCAGTTCTCCAGTGTTTAAATTCTCTGTTAGCCAAAAAGCTAATAACCGTTAGCCAAAAAGCTAACGATTTAACAAAAACTTATTCAATACCAGATACTTCCGGTAAATCTTGGAAGCCGTTAGCCAAAAAGCTAACGTTAGCCAATTCCCTAACAACCGTTAGCCAATTCCCTAACAAACCGTTAGCCAATTCCCTACCTACAAAAGAAACTCTTAAAGAAACTCTTAAAGAAATACCCCCCTTATATCCCCCCGAGGGGGACTTAGATAAACCGTCTAAAAATAAACCCCCTAAGAAAAAACCTAATGACTATACCCCAGACTTTTTAAAGTTCTGGGAAATATATCCACGCAAAGAAGATAAAGGGCGTGCATTAAAATCATGGAATAACGCTTTAAAGCGTGGGATAACTCCGGAAATGACAATCGCCGGACTTACTCGTAATTTTAACTGGCTAAAAGAGCAAGCAACAAAAGACCCGCTAAATAATTATTGTAAAAAAGCTTGTTACTGGCTGGATGATGACTGTTATTTAGACGACCACTCTGCACCGGCGGTAGAGAATCCTCCCTCTTTGCCGCCGGCTGCTAAACTTGAATTTAGGCCGCACCCAGACGGCTCTGGCTTGCTTATAACCAAAGATGGGCGGCTGTGGACTCCAGAGAAAAAGAAGTATTTGAACGGTGGAATCCAATCAACGTGTTCGCCGGAAATTTTAAGAAAGGTGTTTAAAAATGTTAATTTATAAATTAACAGACCAAGAAATGAAAACATTTAAAGGGTTTGAGTGGAAGCTGGGCGTCAAAGTTACGGCTTCTGGCATTCAGGGGCTATGTACAAACGGCTGGCTGCACGGTTACGAACATCCGTTGTTGGCAATTTTCCATAATCCAATTCATGCAAACTATCCTCACCCACGGTTATTCGAAGCTGAGACTACGGACGAAAAGCCGCTAAGGGATGGGTTTTTAAAATTAGGCGTCCGAAATCTGACGCTTATCAAAGAAATTTTAGTGCCAGAAGTGTCATTAGAACAAAAGGTTGCCTACGGCATTTTATGCGCAAAAGAAGTTTACCCAGCCGCTACCTGGCAGCAGTGGGCGAATGATTGGTTATCGAGGGGGGGCAGAAGTGAAAGGTTGGCTGCCGCAGCGTTAGAAGCAACGTGGGCGTCAAAGGAAGCGGGAGCAGCGGTAGCAGCATTGTGGGCAGCGGCGGAAGCAGCGGCAAGGGCAGTGGAAGCAGCAACGTGGGCGTCAAAGGAAGCGGGAGCAGCAGCAAAGGCAGCGGAAGAAGCAGCGTGGGCAGCGGAAGTAGCGTTAGAAGCAACGTGGGCAGCGGCGGAAGCAGCGGCAAGGGCAGTGGAAGCAGCAGAGAGATTAAACCTTATAACGATTGCGGAAATTGCAATAAACTTATTTCCTAAATAAAGAAAAAGAGGAAAGAATGAAAGAATACCCCATTATTTTTAAAGCAGAATTTCTCTCTTTGATTGAAACTGATATTAAAAAATTAACGCCCCGGCTGTCTGATATTTGGGCGAAACGGAGGCCGGGGGACTTGCTATGGGTAAAAGAAGCATGGTTGTACGATAGATATTTTGGTGAAGGGTATATGTATAGACGGGGATTCTGGACTTGCGAAGAGGCTAAATCTTTAAAATGGAATTCCCCTTTATCTATGCCAAAAGAGGCGACCAGGTTGTGGTTAGAAATTGTTAAAATTTGGGAAGAACGGTTACTTTCTATTACTAAAGAAGGCGTGCAAAAAGAAGGGTTTAAAAACAGAGAAGAATTTTTAGTAGCTTTTGAAAAGATAAACAAAATAAAAAGGGAGACAAATCCTACCGTATTTGTTATTGAATTTAGGAGGATAAAAAGATGAGCACAGCCGCAAGAGAGTCGGCAGAGCAAATGATAGATATACTTGAGCGGATAGCGGTAGAGTTTGATGAGGCCGGGAACAAGATATGACGCATACTGACTTACAACGATCAATCTTAGGTTATCTATTAATTAAAGGCTTCTGGGCTTACCAGAGTGCGAATAGAGGTTGGTATGACCCTAAGCGCAAAGTTTTTATTCCCAGCCCTGTCAGGGGCGTTCCTGATATTACTGGAGCGACAAAAGCTGGGAGATTGTTTTATGTGGAGGTTAAAGCCGGCGGGGATACTTTAAAAGAAGACCAGATAAACTGGTTTATAGCTTGTAAAAAACGGGAGATTCCCTGTTTTTGTGCATATAGTTTAGAAGAATTTGTAGTATGGTTTAAAAGTGAGGACTTAACCATCCAGGCATTTAATAAAAAGGCGGTGGAAAGATTATGAGAAAAGAGCGAGATTTATCCAGGCTTAAACCTAGAGATGCCTATAAAATATGGCTTAGATATTGCGGCGTAAGCATAACAGGACACGGACAGGGAAATATTTACAATCGGTTTCCAAATTGGCCATGAGACGGCAAAGAAAAGATATAAAAAAGGAGGCTAATTATGCTACCAAATTATAATACTACAGACTGGCAAACAATTATAATTTTTATTTTGATTTCGTTTTCTGTAATAATTTTTATCAGGAAAAGGGATTTGAAAAATGGCAAGTAAAACAAAAATCAAATATGCAGACAAAGTAGCAAATCCATATTCAGGCTGCCAGCTCTGTTCCGCCGGCTGCCTAAATTGCTACGCTCTCAAAGCTGCCGAACACCCAAGACTAAGGGGGAAATATGGGTATCCATTGGATGACCCGTTTCGGCCAGGCGTTTACCATCCAGGCTGGGAAAGAGGTTTGGGCGGAAAGCCAAGTATTGTTTTTGTTGGCAGCATGACAGACATGTTTGGTCAATGGATGACGTTTAGTCAGATAGATAATGTCATTACAAGATGTGCTTCGAAAAACATTAATCTGTTTTTGACTAAACGACCAAAAAGGATGGGGGAATACCTTAACCATGACATTTTGGGCGAAATTCTATTCCTAAATTTCTATTTTGGCGTTTCGATTTGCAATCAAGCAGACTGGGATAAAAACCGCAAAGCTCTTAAAATCATTAAAGGCTTTGGTTTTAAGACATGGATTTCTTTTGAGCCTTTGTTAGAAAAAATTAGTTTAGGTGCCACCCCGCTGCCTGCTGACAGAATAATAATTGGCGGAGAATCTGGTCATAAGGCAAGACCTATGCGCTCGGAGTGGGCTTTATGCCTTAAGGATAGGGCAGAAAAAGAAAATATCCCAGTGTGGTTTAAACAACCAGGCGACTGGGCTGAGAAGAATTTAGATTGGAACGATTATTCCAAATATCCAAAAATAACCGAGATAAAACCAATGGAATTTTGGAGATAGGGAAATGGAAGCAAACCATGAAATAGGATTTTGTATCCTTTGTGAAATTTTGCTTTTGGAAACCGAACTAAATTATTTAAATAATGAGAAAAGGCCAGGAGGTTTAATTCTTTGCACAAAATGTTACCGCTTTGCGTTAAAAGAAAGGAATAAAATAAAATATTCTCAGAGGTAAATAAAAATGAAAATATCAAAGGCAGGATTAGCAAAAAGATTAAGCGGGGGAGGAGTGGGAGAAATCTCTGTCTGCCCCGTGGCTTTTTATGGAAAAACGGGGAAAATTGCAAAATATTTAAATTGCAAAACTTGTGATAGCCAAAACAACGCTAGAAGGGCAAAATGCTGGCTAAAACTTTTTGAGGTTATTGCATGAAAATTTATAATCAATCAGTATTTGATGCCTGGCCACTTGAGGATAACAGCGTGCAGTCTGTTATCACTAGCCCCCCATATTGGCAAAAGCGGTGGTATGATATTCCAACAATTAATATTGCCGGCTGGGAAGGTCAATATGGCTGGGAGCCGACAGTAGCAAAATACGTAGAGCACACGCTGCTGCGGCAGCGGAACTACTTTATTGGTAGCGGAAACAAATAGTAGAGAAGGAATAGGTATAGATTTAGGGTATGAAAATATACGGGAAGAAAGGCTGGGGTTATTAAAATGAAAAATAATTTTTTTGACTTTGTTTTAGCTATTTGTTTATGTTTGCTCATCGGCATGTTCTTTCTATGGCAGGAAGTTAAAAAAGAAGCGGTTAGACTTGATAATTTTGCTAAATCAGAAATCAGTTTGCAGTCGCCGGGGGAAGTGCTAGAGCGGGAAATTGCCAAAATTAATTATGATTATCCATATCTCTACTGGCAAACTGAGCTTGGTCATGATGATATTGATAAAATCATAACAGGCGTCTGGCCAATTACGCCGGCTTTGGCAGAGAAACTTGAAAAGGCATTCCCCTATTTCCCCGCCGGAGCATGGATGAGGTTGCAGCAGAACTGGGAGGGGAAATGAAAAAAATAAAGAAATTAGGTTTTACTTAAGTGAATGAATTAGACTTTAACGTAAAAGTCCCGCCTCATAGTATTGAGGCGGAAATTACCGTACTAGGCGCTATGCTCTTAGATGAACGGGCAGTGCCCAAAGCCATTGAGCTTCTTCGTCCTCAGCATTTCTACAAAGAAACACACCGTAAAATCTTTTTGGCGCTCTGTGAACTTTTTGAAAAAAATATTCCTACCGACCTTTTGGCTTTAAGAGAAGAGCTGAAAAAGCGGGATGAACTGGAAACCGTAGGCGGCACTGTTTATCTAAGCACCCTGGTCAACAGCGTGGCCACCGCTGCGAATATTGAATACTATGCCGGCATAATTAAGGAAAAAGCCAGCAAAAGGGCTATCATCATGGAATTAGGCGATGTAATTTCTGATGCTTATGACCCAGCTATTGAAACAAAAGAATTATTAATCAAGACAGAAAAAAGTCTTTTTAATATCCAAAAAAATGAAAATAAGCACAACATAACTCATGTGTCTGAGATAGTGGATTCTGTCATGGAAAAAATAGAAAAATTACTCGATGATAAAATTGAAAGGTGTATCGGAATACCCACAGGTCTAAGAGACATTGACAATATAATCAGAGGAGTCAGAGTCAAGAATCTAGTTGTTATTGCTGGCAGACCTGGAAGAGGTAAATCAGCATTTATGTCAACTATGGCCATAAATTCTGCAATCATAAATTCACATAAATACAAAAATTTAATATTTAGTATAGAAATGACACAAGAAGAAATAGTTATGCGAATGCTTTCCGAGCTTGGATTGTTCGATCCTCTGGCTACCAGGGAAGGCTATTGGACTGAGCGGTTTAAAAGCATAACCGATGCCGCTGATAGATTAAGAAATGCGCCGATTTGGATAGATGACAGCAGGGGGAAAGATGTTAATGCTTTAAATCTAAGGTCTAAAATTATGCAGCATCGATATAAACATGGAGTTGATATTGTTTATGTTGACCATTTGCAGCGGATACCTCTACCGCCGGATAAATATATAAATGAAGCCTCTCGCCGAGGCATGATTGTTTCTGAACTTAAAAACATGGCCGGCGAATTCGAAATACCGATAATATTGCTGTCTCAACTAAATAGGGATATAGAAAAAGAACACAGGCAGCCATTATTGTCAGATTTAAGGGATACGGGTATAACGGATCATGAGGCTGACTTAGTATTAATGCTCTGGGAAAAAGAACAACAGACCGAAATATTAATAGCTAAAAATAGAATGGGCGGCGCTGGCAAAAGCATCAAAGTTAAGTTTAATAAAGCTTTTACGCTTTTTGAGGACGCTGATGAAGACTATAATGAGGAGAGGAAGGATATAGTAAATTGAATGAATTTTCTAAAACAATAGGTTTCGCTTTTATCATCTTTGATTTAATTTGTATAGTTATTATTTTCTATTACAGGACGAAAGATTAATTAATCTTCTTCTTCCTGAAAATCTCATAAATCTCTTCCGTTACCTGGTATGCTTTTATTGTATGCCGTCCAGCTAAATCCCCACTATTAGCAGCAGGGCTATAATTTCCGGTTGAAAGCAAAACATCTCGGAGGGTTTTCAATGCCTGGCAATATTTTTGAAGCTTAAATGGATCGCATTCATGTCGTTTAATCTTATCTTTGCTTATTGCTGCGTCGGTCATCTCAGATATAATTATAGTTAGCTTGCGGATATTTAACTCTAACGAAATCGGGAACATCTCTTTAAACTGAGATATTTTAACAAAATCTAATTCGCTATATTCCCCCGCCACAGCTATTGTTTCAATCGGGATATTCGTTTTCTCCGCTAATTCAAATAAGTTTTGCACTTGATTATTATGAATGAACTTCAAAATATTCCTTAATGCCTCTTCAGAGGTTACAGGGATTACTTCTTGTTTCTGGGGAGCGGCGAGAACCATAGCCGTAGAAACTTTCTCGTTTTGGGGGGTATCAACACAAGGGGGCGATACCAAAGTCGCTTCTACGGGCTTTAAAACAGCCTTTTTGGGTTTTTTGGGGGGGGTGGTTTTAGTTTTTGGCATTTTATAGCCTTATTTGTTTAGGAATATAGGGTGGATAAACATTCTGGAAATATCTTTTTTATTTGGCTCTAAAACAGATTCACCTAATCTTTTCATTTGTAATGCTCCGGGTATCCCGCTGTAGTTAACTAAAAGATTAAGTGGCATATCTATAAATAGTCGGTTAAAAGCTTTTTCCCTGGTCTTATCATTTTGGGAATAGTACAGATTAAATAAATTTTGGTAAACATCTTTTGATTGTTCTCCACCAGAACCTAGCACTCCGCCCTTATACCATTCTTTTAACATTGTCCCTGCACGCATTTTATCAAATATCTGGTATCCCGTATAGGTTTTACCACCCGTAACAACAGCAGGCGCACCAAATTCATGTAAAAGCCCAAGTCCCGCTTCTATCCTATTCCCAACTTTTAGAGGCAATCCGTCTTGCGTGTAACCTGTTTTAAATCTATACCAAAGCTCTGGCAGATAAGTTGTAAATTTATTCCATTCAAACGATTTGAATTTAAACATAAATCTTAAAGCGGGGTCTCTTAATATTTTAGACCTACCGAAAACACTTGGGTCATATTGGCTTATTGTCGCTGGGTTATAAACACCCAAGATATATTTCTCCGCTTGTTCCTTCGTCCAATCTCCAGATTTTATATAATCCTGGGCTTGCAACCAAGCTCCATTAATCGTAGCTTTGACTGTTTTACGTTGAGAAGCATTAAATAGTTTTGGTTGTCCTACACCTTTATTAAAATCTGGCAATTCACCTTCGCCACCGGTATAAATAGAAAGACCACGAGATTTTATTTGCTCCTGGTATCCAGGGTCTTTTTTTAAAATTTCCAATAACTCCGGTGGGGATTGCATAAAAAATCCCTTAATTGTATTCCTAGCCCCTATTACTGGCCAGTTTTGGAAAACCTGGGTTAAGTTTTGTTCTGCTAATCCAGGATTATATTCAAAAAGACCTTTCATTTGCCTACGAGAAAGTTCTCCTGTGATTTCTCTGCTAACTCGGTATCTGGGGTTTGCTCTAAAAAATTGGAGCATATTATTTATGGAATTATCAACGGCTTCTTCTACCGGAGTAGGCTCTCTGGATATTTCATATTTAAGAACATTATCTATTTCTCTTTGAATCGGCTTTGATAATACACCTGCTTTTCTCAAAATATTATATTTAAAAAGCATTTCTTTAGTTGGTTCTGCTGTGAACATATAGTCATTATAATATTTAAGCCTAGCTGCCATAGTTATAAATGGGTCTAATACTCTGCTTTCACCTGTGGATAATCTTTGTTTGTGGGGGCCAATTGTTTTCTCACCTAAAATCTCTCTCCTAATATCATTGCTAGGGATATTCCCCATATAGATTTCTTGTAGTTTGTCAGCATTGGTTAACCAGAATTGGTAAAACTGAATTTTATTAAGAGGTTTTTCGCCTAGTGATTGCTTTAACTCGTTTTCTCTCACAAAAATCTCCTCCATAATTGTTCTGTAGGTAGAAAAAACCCTTTTCTCAAAATCTGTCCCTTTAAAATTATCATTATTTAAATTTGGATCTGTAATTTTAAGTCCAAAATCATCTAAATATTTTTGTTTAATATCTTTAGCCGATTTTGAAAATTCAGATTGTCTCAACATCCTATTTCTTATTTCATTTGTAACTTCCAAAACATCAACATTCCTACTTACGACTTCTTTTGAAGCGTCAATAAGTTTTGATAATAATGGTCTGACCCCAATTTTATCTAATGCGACATCGGCTGATTTATATTTTAGTGATAACGTAGGATCTTTGAGTCCTTGTTCAAAAACACCAGCTTTTGCTAATTCAGGAACTTCTTTGCGCCAAGCTTTTTCTCTTTCTGGGGTAGAAATATCATCCTGGAAAAATGATTCCAATTCTAACTGAGCTTTTTTATTTGTTTTACCGGCTAACGACGGCAGCTTAAATTGTTCTTTAATAATTCTTCCCGCTTTACTCATGCCCATAAAATCCATTATTTCATCTTCGGGATAATATCCTTCAGCCTTCCCTTTAACCGTTGTCATTGGTTTTACTTGTTCTGCCGGTGGGATTTCCCCTATAAAATTTGTTGGTTTTGGTTCAATAACTGGCTTTTCCGCCGGCATTGGGGGGGGGGTAGCTGACTTTACAGGAGAAATAGGTTGACCTTTATATGGCTGGTACTCTTCTTTAGATTTAAACTCGTCCACTTTCCTTAATTCAGGGTTCATTACTTTTAGCTTCTCGTTCTTAAGCCTTAGCCCTTGCCTAAAATTATCTACATATTTGCTCTCAGGTGTTCCTTTTGTGAGTTCCTCTGCTTTTGCCAAGATTTCATTATCAGTCAAATTCTCAAGTCCTTTAGCTTTTGCCCAACCTGATAGCTTTAAAGCAACGTTTGGTATCTGGTAAATAAGATGGTTTAAAAGAAATGCCGCCCCGCCAACAGCCATATTCTGATACCGCTCTTCCTCTGTTTTAGCTGGCTGCAAAGCCCCTATCCCAACACCTAATGCTGTAGGAGATAAAGATTTGCGAATGAAGGAAGCGCTTTTGCCGCCGCCAATAATTCTAGATGCTTTTCCTAATCCTATCCCTATAACACCAGCTTCCAAAATATCTTTACTCTTTGGGTTAACAGAAAACAATGCTTTATCCGCTCCAAAGGTAAGGAAATCTTTTATCGCTTCTGATGCGATTTCTTTGTTATCCATTAAAATTTTAAACTCTCCAGATATTTCTTTGGAACCAGAAGGCAGTTTGCCAGAGCTTAAAGCTTTTTGTATTAACCCTAATCTTACGCCATACCCAGATAAATGTGCTAATGAACTTATAACTTCATCTTTTACTGTCATGCCCGGTAATATCCCTGGCTCAGGGGCATATTTACCGCCAACGCCGGAAACAAATTGACTGCCATAATGTTCCGCTCTTGTCTGTTTCCTAATAGGGGAATAAGATTTGTCTATTTCTTCCGAAACTATCCTTAACTCTTCTTTTTGCTCCGGAGATAATTCATAATCTGTCATTCCTAATTCTGCTTGGCGCATCCTTAAATATTGCGGATAACCTTCTGTTATTGACCGTCTTATTATGTCCACCTTTTTGCTCATTGGAACTTTTGGGTTTAACATTAAAGGTAAAGATTTTTTAGGCGGCGCAGGGGGTAAAGGGACATGAGAAGGCGTCGTTATCATCGGATTATAGTTATCTATTTCTTTTTGGGATAAAGAAAGTGCAATGGTTTTTGGATTATAGTTATCGATTTCCTCTTGGGTTAGCGAAAAGGCAGGGATAGAAGGATTATAAGCATCTATTTCTTCTTGAGTTAATACCATTATTTTTTGTCTCTATTACGTAATTCCAAAATATATTCAATCGCCTGTTCTCTCGTACTGCCTTTTCTTTTTTCCATTAATTTTTTAATATCTTCTTCTGAAATCTCTTCTTGCAAAGATGGGAATTGGCTTTTGTTTTGAGGCAAAGGTGCGGGTCTTGTTATTTCTATTTTGGGAATCTCCGGGCCTCCAGTGATAGCGTCAGGGAATATCCCCATAATATTGTCCAGAATTGTTTTATCGCCAGCATCTATAGCGCTCTGGAGAATGGATACATATTCAGAATCTAATAGCGCTAACTTTTTTAATAATTCTTTAATTGTATTGTTATCTCTAGGTTGTAGGCTATTTTTAATATCATCTTTAATAAAAACAGCAATTGATTCTGCCAATTGATAGGCTTTCTCCGCTTGTTTTGCCCTAGCTTGAAGCACGCTATTGTTAGGATATTTGGCTTTAAGATCCATTTGGGTTTTCCAGATTTCCTGCCTCTGTTTAAGTAAAGCAACAGCGGCTTTATTTCTCTCCTCGGCAATCTGTTTTGCGGTGGCTGTCCTCATTTCCGTTGTCGTTATTTGCGTTGCAAGCCTTGCTGCCGTATCTGGAGAAACACCTTTAACCTCTCCTACCTCTGTCGTAGGGGGCTTAGCTTCTATTCTAATACCTGTGTCAGGGTCAATCAACCATTCATTATTATTGACATCGAACAGATAGAATTTGCCAGCGGCAAAATCATACGTCTGCTTGACATTAACTTTAAGGGGCTTATCCTCGGTATATGTTTTAAACATATACCATTGGTCAGGTGGTATGTCGGCAAGTAATTTATTCTTCTCTCGTCTGCTAATGGTTTCATCAGACATCATGTCCAAAACATTTTTAAACTTCTCTCTATATATCGGGGCAGCTATCCCCTGTATCTTTTTGCTGCTTGGAGTATAACCAGAAATTTCCGGACGTTCTAATTGGGACAAAGCAGTCTTATAATCTATTTGCCCAGCAGAATACAACCCCATGATATCTGCTGCTCTTTCTTCTGCTTCAGATAATTTTTGCATATCTTGTTGTTCAGGGATGGCTTTAAGAGTTGCGGTCATTTCTCTAATCGCTGGCTCATCGGAATATTGGGCAATCTTAGGATTTGTTTGTAGCTGACTGAGGACTTCAGAGAGGGTTGAAGCACGCATTACATGAGGTTCTGACGGACGCATTATAGGAGCAGAAAGAGAACTCATACGCTCTGCTGCAAATTTAGTAGCATTTTGTCTATTTTCAAATTCTTGATTAGCTAAGTTACCTTGCTCTTCTTGTTGCTCTAATATTCTTTTCCTTATTGGAGCTTCCTCTTTCTGCCAGCCTTGCTCTTGTTTCCGGCGTTCTTCTTCTGCTCTCCTAAGTTTCATGCCCTCTATTGTTGAAAGCAGAGAGAGGATGTCCGCAAAGGTTATTTGAGGTTGTTTGTTCTGTCCGGGGATAAATAAATTAGGCATAATTTAAACTCCTATTTAAACAAAGCAGCGAATCTAGGGTCAAGCATCATATTCATCATTGCATAATTATTTAAAGCCCCGCCAAACCTATCGCCTAAAGAACTTGCCATACCGCCTTTTACCGCCCCCTGAGAAGTTAACAAATTAGCGTAATTACTAATTTGCTGTCCAGCTTGTCCTCCATATCCTTGTGCTAACTCGCCAAATTGCCCAGCCATCGGTAAAGTGTTTGGACTTTGTCCTGCCAAGTATTGCAATATAACGTTAATTCTCTCTTGGTCAGCGGCCATGAGGTTAGCTTCACCAACACCAGATGACCTAGCAAAAACCGACGAGTCTGGGCTTACGCCATACCGGGAGAGGTTTTGCGATAAATTCCTCATCATGTTTTCTGACGCCAGTTGATAAGACTGACTTGTCCCTGGTGCAGCCGTCGCCTGCCGTTGTAACCCTTGTAAGCCAAACTGAGTCGCTCCATATTGCTGTTGTCTGGTTGGCGCACCCTCCGACATCATTTGTCGCATGTATTTAAGCATTTGCTGTTGCTGGTGGCGCTGTTTCCGAGCCTCAGATAAAGAAGCTTGCTGAGCAGAAGAAAGAGCGCTAGATTGCGCCTGGCCGCCAGCAACATCGCCAAGCGCTCCAATTCCTGCGCTTAAGGCTTGGGATATTAAGAACATTGTTATAGGTTCTATAGCCATTTTTATCGCCTCATTTCAAAAGTTTTTGCGACCTATGCTTTTCTAAGTGCTGATTGTGTTTAGCTAATAGGGCATTATAGGACATAATTAATAAGTTTAAATCGGTCTTTATTTCATTAAGTAATGTTTGTTCTGCAGCGGTATATGTTCCACCAGCGTTAATGGACGCAATAAAAAGAGTTGTGGCCGTAGAATCCGTTATATTATCCCCCTGGATAATCTCTTTATGCCCGCCAGTTTCCCCATTATGAAAGCCAGGGGAATTATCACTATTTATCATCCCCTCTGAAACGCCCCCCAATCCAGATATAACCTGCTTTAATTCTTTTAGTAAGTCATCTAATTGTTTGTTCCCGGTAATTGGTATCGGAGCTAATATTTTTGGCATTATGAATTCCCCTGAAACGCAACTGTCATATCAGACATAAGGTAATCTATGGCGTCTGTTTCGATAATCTTAAATTCAAACTCAGAACCATATAATCCGGGGTAAATACATTTATAAGGGTCCTGATCAGAATTAATACCTAAGTCAATATAAAACTTGACCCATTCTCCGTAGTCTGTCCTAATATCAATCTCAAGTTGAGGGGTAGTTTCCGAAGCTGTGGCGACACCTCTTTTAACTCTAATATCTATTTTATCTATCGTCCCCCTTGTGTCGCCATTCATAAAAGGGATAAGCCTGAATTGTCTGACGCACCTAATCGGTAATCCGTTGTCCGTGGCCACGTCTTTTGATAACCTATAAATTTTACCATCTTCTATATAGCTTCCTACATAACACTCATCATTAATATATGCCATGCTATTAAATGGCATTCTTTGGAAGTCGTTATTATCCCATGTGTTTTCCTCAGACCACAGTTTATTTAAGTAATCATAAACAATACATTTGCCTTCGGTCTGGGCAAGCCAGCGTATTTTATACTCTTTGTAAAAGTCAAAACCGAGAAGCTCTTCTTTATAGTTTAATTCACTTATCATCTGTTTATATTTTATAGATATTATTTGTGGCTGGCCGCCGGCAAGTTCGTAAATATCCCCAGTATGCCCAAGCCAAAGCAAAGAATTAAGTGATTTTACCAGTGAATATGGGGCTTTAATCCCAATATCAAAACATGCAGCATCATGCCTTTGGAACATAACGTCGCCACCAACCAATGAAAAAACCTCAGTATCTTTTTCCTTGAAGAAATAGACATAAGAGGCATTAACCTTCATCATCTTAACACCAGCGCTAGTGTTTTTACAAATAGAGAAAAACCCGCTATCCCCTTCTAACCATTCTTCTGGATTTCCATTAGAGCAATAAGAGACCTCTGAATATTCTCCATCTGCATCTTTATAGCCTGAAACAATAATCCTATCGCCTATTTTGCCAATAAATTTAGCTTTTGGTGGGTTGCCGCCAAGTAATGAACTATCGCCATTTTGGATTTTAACCATATCCCCGCCATCTGCTATAATAACCATCCCATTCATTATCTCAAATTGAGGATGATACTCTTCGTCCCCTTGTTTACCTATCATTTTAGTAGTTAATTTTACTAAAGTATCCAGCCTGTAAATCCAGCCGTTCTCCATGACAGCATAACCTGGGTCAACATCAATCACCAGAGAACATCTTGACAATTCCCCCGTAGCATAGGCTTCCTCATATCCCCAGCGCCTTGTCATATTCTTAAGCGGAGTAATATCGCAATTAATTATAGCTATATTGTCCGGCAATATAGCTTCAAAAGAATCCCCGCTTTTATCTACTGTAGGGTTTAATAATAACTTAACAACGCCTTTGCTCACGCTCTACCTCTCTTAGGCAAGGATAAATGTTACACTGATACCCACAATTTGCACTTCTACTAATTAAACATATCTTGCAAGATAACGTCCGAGGACAATCAATGCACGCAGCGCAAGTGTTCTTTGTTTGTGCCGAGCCATTAACCTTAATTGACACCTGCGTTCTTTCTTAAAATGCTAATTACAAAAGCGGCCATAGCGACAACCAAAGCTCCAAAAGCCGCCCACATTGTTATAACCTGATGTTTATTAACAGCGTTCTCGGCAGCTTCGACTTTTCCGGCTTTGAGCGCTTCTGGACTTGTCAAATATGTTTCTACTTTACATTTACCTTCCCCGCCCTGACATGGTGCTTTCCTTGTTTCTGTGCGCGCATAAAGGTCTTTTATATCTTGGCGGAAATTAATATTTTGAGATTCAAGGTTTTCAATACCTTTTAAAACTTTGCCTTCTAAGCAACTTATTTTCTCAATTAATTCCTTGTAATCCCGTCGGTCTTCAACCATAATTACCCCTTACTTTTTCTGGACTTCTACTTCGCCCTCAATTAGAGTTTGTAGGAAGTCATAATCCTGTTCAGGTAATTCATATTGACGTAGCCTGTCTCTGATAAGAGTAATTGCCGTTGTAAACAACTCTTTCTTCTCATCATTAGTCAAAGAGCCGTCAGCTTTAGCTTTCTTATACTGCTCAGCCACTTTCATAACATCAGTAACTGCAGCTTTTACCACAGCCACTACTTTATCAGGTTTAACCTGGGTAAAGTATTTCTGGGTGATTATTTTCACCACCCAGCAAATCGCTGCTGTAACGATAGTTTGGAGAATGTAATTCATTAAAACCTCCTTATAAATCTACCTGCCTTTTAAGCCTGAATACCTCTATTGTAACAGTGCCCGTGCCGGCATGATTATCCTGAGCCGTAAAAGTAGCGGTATTGACTCCGCCATGATTCCAAAGGAATGCCATAGTTAAAAAGCCATCGCTAATAGCTGGGTCAGCGTCCTCATAATCATAAAGATAAGTGTCTTTCCCGTTATATCCTACCTTTAAATCCTTAGGGTTAAACCCTGCAGACCCAGAAACGGTTACAACCAAAGCAATTAAGCTTTCAGCTCCCCAAATATCTATTGTGCCCGAATCCCCGCTCGGGTCTGTTAAGGTTAGCACTACTGAACCTAATGCCTCGGCTTCCCATTCCCAACCAGTTGGGGAATCATCCGTAATATTTGGAAGAATCTTATAGGCATCCCCGCTACCAATGTTATCAAGTTTTGCTGCCGCAGCGACTTTTAATGGCGGATTAGTAGTTGACAAAACCACAGTATCGTCATCAGTTATTGTTTTTATTGGGTATAGGAAGTTTTCAGTCCCATCAGATTTACCGTAAAATCTAACATAATCACATTTTTTAATAGCCTCTGTAAGTATTACAACTGAACGATTTTCATCTTCTGAAATAACTGCATCTCCAAAACTTACAGCGGTATCATTGATGACTAAATCATCACCAGCAGAAGTTGTAATTGAAGTAACCAAAACATAATCATAGTCGGTATTAGATACAGTACCGCCTGAGGCGCCGTTTTTCTTTAAATTAGAACCTTGATTCAAATCAACAATAGTGGCAGCGCCGGCAGAAGAAATATCGTTAATGTGGCCGCCTCTGACATTATTATTAACTATCATATTATAATCAGAAGTCCCATCTTCAAGAATTGAGAAAGCCTCTGTGCCAGGCATAATATTGCCTTCAACCTTGCTATCTGTAGTATCGGTTAAGTGAATACCGGCAACATCTGCACCCCATGTGTTTAGGCTATTGTTAACCACCAGTGCGTGTAAACAATCTTCTAAGAAAACAGGTTTACTCGTAACTGACTTGTTTATACTTAAAAAGTTGTTACCCTCAATTAAAAGTTTAGTATATTGAGCATAAATTCCGCCGGCTAAATCTTCAAAGAAATTGTTTGTGATAATTAATTGACCGAAATAACTTACTCCGCTGCCGGTAACATAAACAGCCGCATTCCCTTGATGATTATAGAACTTGCACTTATCAATTAAAATATCCATTGCGCCGCCGGATGTCTTCTCCAGCTTAAGCATATAAGTCCCGCTGCCGATATTGTTACCGTCAAATTGTAAATTGCTAAAGCCAAGTTTGCGTTTAGTGCCGGACTTAATCATCCAGTCGCTAGTCGTAGCGTCTGACTTAAGCTTAAAGCCGGCATTAAGGCCAAGCCCTAAGAACAAAATATTGTCAAGGCAAGTTACATTCTTGATAATGCAAAGCCCTGTGCCTGTAGGGATTAATACCACACCACCGTTAATTAATGAATTGATTGTGGCTTGAACAGCGGCAGTATCATTAGTAGAACCATCAATTACAGCCCCAAATGCCCGTATATCAGCAAATGGAAGTTTCATAAGAAGGTCGTTAAATGCCATAAGCCCATTGGCGTCCCAATTAAAAAGCTCAGAATAAGCAGAACCATTGGCATTTATTGCAAGTCCACGCATGATGTTAGATATTATCTTACTGAAGAGATGCCCTTTGGAAGATGCCACGGCGGAAGGATACGAATCCCCCCAGTCCCCCTCCCAAATCCCTGTAGAGTCTTTTGTTATTCTGACGTTATCCATATCAAAAGCAGGTGTTAAATCATTGCCAGAACTATCTTTGACAATAAAATGATAATCACCATCTGCATAGAAAGAAACACGGCCACAAGCGTTCCCTATAAAAGGTTGCGCTAATGGCGTTGTTTTGCCTTCATCTGAATAAATATCTTTGTCAACCACACCACCAGCAGCGTAATGGTAAAGTTTACAGTTTGAATAAGGGACGCCAGAACTATTAGCAAATACCCATGTTGTGAAATGAGCGCCGCCGTTCATTATTGATTACCTTGTTGTTGGTTTAAAAGCCCACCAAACCCAGACGCTTCTTCCATAATCATTGATTTTTTCAAATTATCCCAAATTTGAAACTCCATAGCCGACTTTTCGGTTTGCCCCACACTATCATAAAGCCGATACTTTATATAATTAACTAAAGCAGACTGCATTTTCTGAGGTAAATTACAAACAACCGTTAAATCCCCGGAAGCCGTCGCTGCTGTGGCATCCGCAGGCCATGCAGAACCAACTGTCAATGTCCTCTTAAAAAAAGATTGCCAATTAGTCCCAGTAATAGGTTTATGCGTAGCAGCAACAATACTGGTTATCGGCGAATAGCAAGCATAATAAAAGTTATCACTACCAATAAACACAGAACCCAAATCATCTTGTGTTGGGTAAGGGACTGTCCTAACGCAAGAATATAGTAACGTCCCAGGAGTTGCTGGAGGAACAGGGTCAACTAAAACTTCTCCAGAGCCATCCTCACATAGAAAATGGGTAGGGGTTGCCGCAGTTCTAACAAGAGCTTTTGTCCTTTGGAACTCAGTTCTTGCATTAATCCCCGGAGAATTAATAAACCTATCCAAAGGTTTCCCGGCAGAATTAAATAACATAAGGTCTTTGCTATAGTCTGATAAGGCAGATGTCCCGGCAGACCCCCATTTTGCTTCTGTGAAAGAAATATCATAATCAGAAGCAGTTAAGGTTAGAACACCTCTTTGCCTTAACCAACCCCAAATCCCTGACCTCTCCAAATCATCTAACCCATCATTAAGCCATTGTGTAGCAAAAGCATATTTGCTCGTGCCATTAGCAATAACATTTAAAGCTCTTTCTAAAAGTTCCCTTCTGGTCATACTTTACCCTTCTTTCCTTTGGATAGTTTTTATTACTTTAGACTGACGAGCATTTAAAATAGCCTCATCAGCATCTTTTTTTAATATAAGAACCCAATTCAAATCAAGATTATAAGCCTTTACCCTTTGTAAAGCTAAATGATATGCTAAACTTTTGATTAAAGCCAATGCCCAAACTTCTTTAAAGTCTTCCAAAAGCGCTTCATCCCCAGCAATATTCTTAAGCTTCCTTGTCCTCTTTAATATAAGCAAATAATCTTCAACACTGTTTGTGTCTGGTTGAGGATAAAGGAATACTCTTGGAGTTATTTTATCGGAAAAATATAAATTTGTCGGTCTGCCCGTTATTTGTTTATCAGGTAATTCATTATAGGTAAATTCACTAATTAATTGCACAGGATAATCTTCATTCGCATATCTAATTCTAGCGTGTTGAATTTCAAGAGTATCACTATCAGGCAGAAAATCGCCAGTTGCAGTATATGCCGTATCTGTTGCCCAAGCAACACCACCTTCCCCGCCTTCATACCAATACCGTGTCCAATTCGCTCCCGTTACTGGTTTAGTAACAGCAGATGAAGTATGCCCTAAATAACAGGTATAATTAAGACCATCGCTACCTAAAACCTCGGAAGGCGCTGAAAATGATTTAACATATTCTTCTGTCGCCCAATGGAAAAGACCTTTCCCTTGCAAGCTCAACACAATCCTTTGAAGTAAATTCTTTGTTTTTTCATTATAATAAGTTACTTCCCCAAAATAACAATGCGCAGCCTGAATTATATCTGAAATAACCTGGCTAAACTCTGTTAATACCGGAGTAGAGGGATCGCTTAGAACTATTTTCTTCATCATTACTGTCATGTTACTATAACCTCTTTAGGCGTAACCTGCTCATACCCATCTTTATTTACTATCATATAATAAGTAGCTGGGTCAAGGTAGCAATTCCACTCAAATTCACCAAGAACAGTAGAAAGAGATTGCCCTTTTACATATCCAGATGAAGTATGGCCAGCATTATAATCAGAAGCAAGATAAAACAGAATCTCTGCATCGTCTAAAGGAGAACTATTTTCATCAATAATCTTTAAATTATCAGTGCCGCCGTAGTTATGGTTAACGATTACAGTCCCACTCCCACCAATGCCACCTATCCCAATATCATCTATCGCCGACAAAATATTAACCTGGCCGGCTTCCAGAGTATCCGTATAGCCCTTAAGCGTAGCTGTGTCCGCTGCGACAGTATCAACAATCCCGTCAACTGTAGTTACTTGTGCCGCTATGCTATCTAATGTTGCGGTTTGTGGGTCTTTAGTTTGGAAAGCAAAATAATCAGAATCTATCCCGCTACCAGAATATCTTACCATAGCAAAATCACAATTTTTATCGGCTTGCGACGGTGAATACCAATAAGCGCCATTTGCCGTAGTTGGTTCATAAACTGAACCTGTAGCGGCATTCCAGTTGCCACCATCTTTAGAAATAAGCAAGGTTATAGTAACTCCAGTTTTCCCCGCTGGGCGATTAGAGCTATCTACCGCCTTGAAGGGTATATATTCTTGGGTTGCTGAATTCTTTAATAAAGTAAACATTATTGAATCCCAGCTCTCGTCCCTTCGCTAAATCCAGGGGAAAAATTTCTAAGGAATGCTGAAAATTCTTGTATGCAAGTAAACGAATAACTAAAATCTAAAATGTTGCCAGTAAAGTCCGCAACCGAGCCGGCAATATTCACAACCTGCCCAGAATCAAAATCTACAGAAGGATTAATAGTTACATCATAACCTACACCATTTGCTGTTATATAGCCAGTAAAGCCAGATTGGAATACTCCTGCCAAAATAGCGTTCACACCTTCAATCGTAATATTTATTGATGCTGGATTTACCCAGATATTATCTCTCAACTCAAAATAAATATTACTATTTATGGCCACGTCTGTTTCATCTGGCGCTGGGTCTTGGTTCTGAATTGTTGGCGCTATTATGTCGCCTGTTGGTAACTGATAATCACTATTTTCGCACAAATAAAGGCCATAGGGAGAGGCCTCCTTAACTCCAATCATCCAAATGTTTTCACCATGCCCAAAACCTGTAGGTATTTGGCATGGAATAATTCTGGCACGAACACCAGCATACCAGATTGGATGCGCTGAGTGAGCGGTGTAGGAAGGTGCTAAAAGCGGATAGCCAATACCGGTTACACCGCCATCCGTATCGCCCTCGTATAAAATAGCATTATTATTTCTATCAATCGTTAGCCCACCGCTATAGGTGTTTGTATAATGTACGCAAATTGTATCTTTTAAAATCCATGAACCGGAAACATTATTAAAAATAACACTTTGTGCCCAAGTCGCCGAAGTTATAAACTGGACATGTATTTTACCGTTACTGTCAACCTGTGAATTCATCCCGTGATAAGAAGTGCCAGAAAGGCATTGAGTACTAACCGTTACTTCAGAATTAAAAGAATTCGTAACAATCGTATAAACTAAATAGTTGAGCGCCCCGGTAGTTGCATTAACCCCATAAAATAAACAGATATGCCCATTATTATCAAAACAAATATCCATTATAGAGGCACTATTAGCTTGGGTAATTCCGGCAATTGAGCTAAAAGCGCCGCCCGATATTTTCTTAAATATTCTATTATAAGGCATCAATATGTAAATATCATCATTTAGTGCAAGGCACATACCGACATGGCGGTCGTAATTGTTAGAAACATCAAAAGAATCTTCTACAACCGCTGACCAACTATCAGTATTAGAATTATAATCTGCATATTTAATTTTATTAGCTGAAGTATGTGGGATAATAATTACTCGGAAATTCCCATTTATAAGTGGGAAAACTCCGCATTTGCGGTAATTACTGCCAGTAGCGCCAAAAGGTGCGCCGGAAGTTTTTTCAGTTAAATCTAAAAAATACCTAATTTTAGCTGTATTCCCATCATATATCGCATACATTTTATGTACGCCATTAAATGCTCCATAATGAGGTTCTCCCCATAAACCAGTATCAAATGTATCCGGGCTTATTTGCGTAACCGTCGGGTCTATATTAATAGGATATACGGGCTGATACTCTGGAGTTAAGCCAGTAGCAAAAAGCTGTAAAACAAAAGTCCATGTGTCATTAATAGAATCATAAACCGGGTCAAGCCAGAAATTATTTAGGAATCGCTTACCCTCAACATCCTCCACAAAAATAGGGTCGATTCTAAAAATCCGTGAGTTATCAGTGGCATTGCCATAAATATATTTTATACCTTCCTCATCTCTCTGTAAATCAGCTATAGCATTGGTTTTTATAGTAAAAATAAGCTGGTTGTTGGGGACAGAGGTGTTAAGGATGATAGTTTCTTTAAGTCTATCATCCTGCATTTCCTGAATTAATGTGGCATTCTGGAAGTGCTTTTCAATTTTGGTTTGGGAGACCAAGACTGTCTCTATGTAAGCACCTAAGCCCGGATTATCAACAGGGTCTAATTCTGACGCAAGATAATAGCCATCACGGAAATCAAGCTGCAACATGGTTTTTTATTTTCCCTTGTTTTGAGGCTTCTTTAAGCGATAAGCCATCTGTACGCTCGATATAAGCCGTCATACCAGACGATAGCTCTGCTATATATTTAGCTCCAGAATTGCCAGGAGCCGTTTTTATTTTCTTATCTTTTTTAGGTTTCCCTATTTCTTCAATAATTGGAATAATAGTTTCCATGATTACCTTTTTCGCAGAGCCGGGAGAAGCGGTTCCCGGCCCCACCATAAACCAATACAGGTTATTTATATCCCGGCACCCATATTTTGCCGGAAGTTGATTATGGTTTAGGCCGTGAAACTGCACCAATCGTTATATTTCTAGGAGAACTAGCTGCAATATCAAGGTAATATACTGTAGTCGTATCACTAGCATTAATAATATGTTCAGGTATAATTAGCAAATCCCCGGAACTCATATCTCCTGTAAAAATCAAATTTCCTGCGTCAATAACATCTAAAGAGGATACGCTGGCTAAATCCAAATATGGAATTTTAGCAGAACCATTATTTGGGTTGTTCCACCCAGTAGGTGTTAATGTTAACAATGTAAGCGCAGAAGTCGCTATACTGGAATACCTATAAAGTTTGACAACTTTTTCGTCGTCTCCATGACCATCAACCCAAATTACCGATATTTTTTTAGCTTCGTCTCCTTGCAAATCAGTGTTAGTCCTAATCTGATAATATGCAGCCGAAGTTCCTGTGTTAATGTAACTGAATAGATTGCCTTCTTCTACATCTTTCTGATACTGTGTCTTGTTTACAACTACAATTTCCCTATAGCCATTATTCATTACATATGCTGATTGGTTATCCTCAGCAGCAGCGTTACCCCCTGAAAAGGTTAGACGCCCTTCATCTGTAAAACCTTTCAATAGCATCAATAAAAGCATTGATACCATAATTAGACTTATAATTTTTCTCATCTGTTTCTCCTTTTTTAATTGTAGGAGGCCGCTGGATGCCAACCTCCTACATATTACAAACCGCCCAAACTTAATGTTTGGGAACTTTTATACCCTGGAGTTAGATCCTTCCAATGTAAAGGTAACAACTGCCGTATCCGCATCATGTCCCAAGACCAAATCAATGGTATCAGCGGAAGTATATTTCCAGCCGGGGCCGACTTCATCTGTCGCTTCTAATGTCCCGACCATTTGCCCATTTCCAGCAGAGTTTAGGTTGATTGCAGCATCATACCTATCAGGGTTTGACTCATCCCCAACATTCCCGGTAAGTGTCCCGCCTTCCGCTGTATCAACATGGTGTAATACCCTCTTCGCAACAAAGCCAGGCAAAACATTAAAAAGTTGGATTACATCACCGGCAGAACAATTAAGTGTTGAAAAATCTACTATTACTTGTTCATACACAGGGCAAGGGAAGTGGACAACCGTTGCCTGATTTTGTAACCATTTATTCACAGTTCCCATATTCTTTTTTCCTTTCTGTTATTTAAGTGTTACTACCGCCGTAAGGCAGTTAAATGCTTTGTTGTCATCGGCAGCAATAGTCTGAGCAACACCCATGTTACTGTTTACATAAATAGAATCAATCGTCCCTGTTTTATCAGTAGCTTCCTTGTCTGGCAGTGTCATCCCTGGAGCATAAAGTCCACCCTGAGCGCCCATTAGTAAGATTTTTGCATATCTTACACCATTCACTTTATAGATAGGCATCCTATCACTATAAAGGCAGACGAAACCTTCATATTGACCCAAGACGTGTTTCCTTGCATAACCAGCCATCAAAGGATTGTCCCCAGTTTGGCTGTACTGGTAACTTTCCATGTACGTTCGCCAGTTAGCTGTATTCTTCAATGGCAGATATGCGGCAGGGTTTGCGATAACAAAGAAAACATCCTTGTATCCGATTGCACTTGCTGGTACGAAACGCCGGTAAGTGTATACCGTCCCACTATCGTTAGAGTAATAACCATTCTTTAAATCTACCCACCAATTAGAAAGGGTAGAAAAGGTGAAATAATCCCCATCAGCAATATCTGTTCCAGCCCCAGTGTTGATCGTATAATGCGCCGGGTTAGCAAACAGGGTTGCTGGCGTTGTAGCTAAAAGTTTATCAATTAAACCGTCGCCATCCCCAATAGCCTTAGAGTTCCCATTGGAATCAATCCCATCATAACCACCTTCAATCCGGTCTGCATACCACCTTGCAATTCTGTTTTTCACCAGTTCATCTTTATCTAAGATAAGGTATTGTTTTTCTCTCTTGTCCCCGACTTCTAACCCATACTGTCTGGCAGTTAAATCGATAGAGGTAGTTGTATTGGCCAATTTATCTTCTTGACCTTCTGCTGTTATATGAAGACCTTTTACCCCAAGTGAAGGTCTTCCTGTGTCTAACGGTATCCCATCGGCTTTCCAGCCGCTGCCCGCTCTCTTCAAATCATTTATGGTCAAGATTGGGGCTTTGTGTCCACCAATTAATTGACCAAAAAGATTATCTTGTTCCCCAACTTCTATTCCCTCTGCAATCAAAGCAACCTTTGACCCAGGGTAAGAAGTTAGATATTTTGTTTTTACTGGCATATTTTATTCCTTTCTTTTTGTTAACTCACGGTATTTTGCTGCACTACCAGGGTTATTCCTAAAATAAGTCATCTGCTCCTCAGATGTCATTTCCCCAACAATCTCAACGAGTCCTCTCACTGTTTGTTGACTTGTCCCTTTGCCCAATACTGGCTTAGAATTATTAGTGGCATTATTTATCATCTTTGCCACCTTTGTAGGATTAACAATCTCTTTGGCGATTTTCTTTCTATAGATTTCGTTTGCGAAATCAGCTAATTCAACAGGAGTAAACGCACCAAGCCTTACTTCCGCTATTTGTGAATTATCGTATCCCTGTTTTTCCATTTCTTCTGCGACTTCATCCAATTTTACCCCAGGATACAACTTAGAAAAATCATCCTTATTTCGAGCCGTTGCCTGTGCGATATTGTTAAGTTGGCGCCATTGATCTATTGCAGGCATCAAAGGCGCTATTTTGCGGTCAAAATACTGGTCTAACTGTTGCTGGGATTCTGGTTCAAACTCAACCGAGTTTTGTGTTGGTGCAACAGGTTGAGGTTGATATGCTTGTGGATTTGCTACGGACTTTTCCCCATAAAGTTCAGTCCTTAAATCCCGCTTCTTCTCTCTTCCTTTAAGAGAAGAATAGTCATGTTCCAGTTTCGCAATCTTCTCCTGTAACTCATCTACAGTAGGTTCGGCGACTAGGGGAGTCTCAGATTGTTCATCAATTCCTTCCTCCGCAACAACTTCTAGTTCACTTCCATGCTCAGGCGTAACTACTTCTTGTCCTACTTCTTGTTCTAAATCCGGCATTTTGTCTCCTTGCAAGCGGCATTGCCTTACGCCTTTCGGGATTAGGCTTTAGCTAGGGCTTGACTTCTTTTATTTTAAGCGATACGTTACTTTGCCCTTATCGGGGAGTTAACGATACGGCTTATTTAATAACCAGCGTTTGCTGGATTATTCCTTTGTTGTTTCATCTGTTCTGTCATTATTTTAAATTCACCAGCCATCTTTGTCTTTTCCTGTTCGGATTGCTGGCTGGCTTGTTGTTGCTGCATTTGTTCCTGCTTAAATTGTTGTATCATCGCCAATACTTTTTGTTTGCTTTTAAAATCAATTATAGGATTAAGTTCAATTAATATTTCCGGTGGAACCGGGAATTGTCCGCTTTTTACTGCTTCCATTAGGAATGAGTAATTTGCCAGCATTGTCGTTGGATTATACGGTGATTGGGTTGGCGTACAATCAAGTTTCCCAGCATCAGCATCTTTTAATCGTTCAGCTATTATTCCTTTCTCATCATCGGTAAATTTCCTGCCTGTTACTACTTCATTTTCTTCCTGACCGAAGTGGAAAACACTATTAGTGTAGTCATTATTTTCAAGTATCCGCATAACACGGTCAACGGTATAAACTTGTTTTGCCATTTTAAGAAACAATAGACCAAGAAATTTTTTAGATAATGCTAGATTATCAAATAAAATCTCGTTCCCCATTAGAGCTTGCTGTTTATTCTGCATTACCTTAATGCCGCTTTCCGCCGTTGTTTCACCAGAGAAGGCAGGATTAAGGTTAAGGATAGTTTGCATAATAATTTTAATCTCTTGTAATAAGTTAAACATATAAGACGGTAAGTGTGATTCAGGGAACTTATATGGCGGATGATTAGTATCCGCAACCTCAATTACGGTGCCTGGGGTAGTTAAATCTTCTTCTAAACTTCTAGCTTCTTCCACCCCACCATGTTCCGGCATGGTATCTTTATCAATTAGGAAAACATCATTAACTGATCTGGAAACAAAGTCAAGTATTTTAGAAATAAGCTTATTATAAAATCTTTGTAAATCAAGGGTTAATTCAGCTTTCCCATAGTAATAATCCCCACATTTCTTATAATAAACAGGGATTATTGGGAGCATATCAATTTCAGAAATTTCATCTTTTAACAGGATAGATTCGCTTGCTAAAATTTGATGCCTGACATATTCTCGCTTTCTTTCTATTTTCTTAAATCCTAATGATTCAAATTGCTTTAAATCAGGTGGTTTTTTATCAAATGTTGCGAAAAATCCGTCTTCAACATTAAGTATAGAATATATTTTTGCAAATTCCTTTTTCCACAATTCAATAATGCGATATTCTTTTTTATTAATATCATAGGACTCTTTTAGAAAAGAAGATGCTTGCCCTGATATTGGGGCTTTCATGCTCTGCTCAAAAGTCGTTGCTATATCGGTTAACCCAGAACCCAAGTTTTCTAACTCTTCATTTTCATAAGCAGCCATTACTTCTGCTTTTGTCATATAAACACTTATGTAAACGTATGGAGCATCTTCACCGGCCATACCTTCATGTTCGCCAAAATAGACATTGCGCCAGGGGACTCTCCTGATCTTAATGTCCCCAAGTATATTTTTATCATAATCTATGTATCCGATAAAGTTCCCCCTGCCAGTAATCCCCATATCTTCAACAACCTGATTTTCGTTAAACTCTGCGAGATTATTGTTTTGCTCTATCTTGGCAATCGCAGTATAAACATCTGCTATTAATTGGTCAGAATCCTCAGTCGGCATAAATTTTAAATCTGTTCTATTCTGCCTATGATGACCAAACAATAGATTCATAAAGGATTGGATAAGGTTAATAGTTAATTTATTTCTTTTATCAGTATTTATCTCTATTTCTGATCCATCATTGTTTATCCATTGTTTGTTTGCAACAGTGAATTGTTCAGACACATGTCCTCTCTGTTTTGAATCCTTCTCTCTGTCAAAAGCCGCTGAGATAAGAGGTTTAGCCATATTTAAGATTTCGCTATCTGTTAATTCAGGGATTTTTAATTCAGTAGAATCATTTGGGAGGATTTCTTCTATTGTTAAAATATGGGAATGTGTGGGTTCTCCTGCTTCTTCTATAATAATTAACGATGGGTCTAATTGTGGCAAGTTATGAATTTTGGTAGTAACAGCGTGGGTATGTTCTTTTGAATCTGAACATTTAATTTGTGAACCAGAGACATCATCAATATCATAATATAGCCAGTGATAGTGTCCGGCTGTGCCTATGCGGGATGTTTTCACCAGTTTTTTCATAGCGCTAATGCCCCATGACTTGAATGATGAATCTTATTTTGTCTTTTGTCAATATATTTTTTTCTATACTCCACAAAATCATCAACATTAATACTGTTTATTTCTGAACTAATCGCTATTGCGTCAGCTCTGTCTGGAGATTTTTTTAATTCTTTTTTGGCAAAAGCTCGCCAATATCCTGAACTTGTATCAAATGTTAAACCACTAATTTGTTCAATCAACTTTACGTCATCAGGTATTTTAATAAGTTTATCTTCAAAAAGCTTACGTGTCCTCTGCCATAGTTCGTCTCTATGAGTTTTGAATCTTATCCACCTATCGTTACTTCTGGGTGCGCTATTCATTTGCACCTTTACCAGCCGGTGTCCACCATTACCGGCAAACCCTGACGGATGATGTAAAATGGCATCATATAAACTACCGCCTCCATCCATTTCAATAGCTATTTTCCACATAATATCTTTAGGATATTCGCCGTTTTCAATTCCTGTTTTTATAAATCCCACCGCATCATCACAAATTCTATTAGCTAAAAGAATAGTATCGTCAATATGGTAACCCCATAATTTCTTGAACCACCAACCTTGACGTACGGCTAATACGCATTCGCAGCCATCGGCAGACCTTGCCGGGTCTATTGAGAACACTAATATGGAATTTTTGCTAGGGTTTAATTTCCTATTAACAGCTTCTTGCAGCCAACCCCAATTAATCATAGAATTACTGCTTGATGGGGGGAGAATACCATAAATATATTTATAAACTTCCGGACTGTCTTCACCATGAATCCTTATTTTTTCGGCTAAAAAGTCTTTATCGGCGAAGGGACTTTCTCTTGCATCCCAGATAAGACATTCAAATAACTCTCTTTTAATTGTCTGTGTCTCAGCGGCATAACATACTGGGTTATCAGGATTATAACCAACCCACATAATTGAGACACAACCTTCTGCGCCCATTGAACTCTCAATTTCGTTGCATATTTCTCGTTCCAACCCACTTGCTTCAGTAAAAATAATAAATAATATTGCAGGATGTTGGCCGGCAACGCTTTTCACATTTGAACTTGCGGCTTCAATTTTAATATAGCGCATCTGAGACATTTTTTGGGTTTCTTTATAATTACCAAAATTCATATAAACGCTTTTTTTCTGGACGATAATTTCATCTTTAAGCAAACTATTATCAATAAATTTGGTCATCTGCGCCCATGAAACATTTTTAACCTGGTCTTCATCCGGCCCAACAAAAATCACTATCGTATTCCCTGGGTAGCAGGTCATAGTTTCAATCGCTAACATAACCTCAATCCCAGTTTTCCCAGTGGATTTACCGGCTTGATCGCTTACGCCAAGTTTTTTTGCTAATATTTTCTCTTCTTCTGTTAAGACTTCACCCTTCGCCTTCTTTAACTTAGCAGCGAATATTTTCCCAAATGCTAATGCCGCCTCTGTTTGCTGCTTACTGAGGGCATCTTCTGAATTAGGTACTTTAGTTCGCAAAATATGTTTTGCGAAATAGGGCAATCCTTCATTCTCAAACCGGCTTTTATATAGTTTTTCAACAAAATCAAGGTCTAATTCATTCATTAAAACACATTAACCTTTTCATCTGGCTTATTTAACAAGTCTTCCGATGTCCCCCGCATTAAGTGTAACGCATTCCACCAAACATGGAAAGATTTTAAAAACAAAATCTTCTTTCTCTCCTTGTTCTCTCTTATTTCCGCAACGATAGTGATCTGGTCGCCCACGTTAAGGTTCTTACAAAGCATTTCACCAAACGTTGCTTTATTTGTCCAGCAGTCTATACAAACAGGATCACCTCTTAGTTTTGATTTATCGCTATATTCAGAACCAGAGGCTATCTTAAAAACAAACCAGCGTTCCCCACTTTCACTAATTATCTCTTTTGGTTTACTAAAAACTGCTCCAGTTAACAGTTGTGTGTTTTTTATCCCAATATTCTTAACTAAAAACTCCCAGTTACTTGCCCTCTCGCCAGAGGGTTTTATCCTGTTGTTCTCCCTTAACTTCCCCTCTATCTCAATCCAACGGCCATCTGAATATTCCTTCGCTATTTTCTCCGCAACCTCATAAAGAGCTACACAATGCGTTATCCCGCCAGCACCGTCAATATTAAAATTCACCACAAATGTATTATTCTTACCTATCGTTAAATCAATGGCCCCAACTATCTTACCTGAGATAAAACAAAGATTAATATCACTCATAAAACAAAGCATAACAAATTAAATTTAATCTTGTCAAACTAATAGCTTACCGGCGACTTAATAAAACTACTTCCGTTTAATACCAAATACTTAAAAAATAGCTTAAATTAAGATTTGGCTTGATTTATGTATCTCCAGCGCTGCTTTTCCTTATATACTCCAGTAGTTTAGACAAAAATCACCAAACGTTGCTAATTAATAATAACTACGTACCATGACACTACATGGAATGTCAAGAAAAAAAACTTCTCCTAATCTATCTCATTAATAACTATAACCTTTTTCTTAAATACACGTATTAAAAATACCACAATTTTAAACGTCAATCCTATTATAATTTAAACGGTCAAAAAATGTTTACCCCCTGGCTACCCCCCCCCAGTCAAAAAGATAGGTGATGGTAGTTACTAAGGGTAGCATAAATAATAATCAAGTCGCTCATTGCCGCTCGGGCTAGGCCAACCCGCTACGCTATATTGGCCAGGCAATGTTGGTAATTTCCGGGGAGGTGAAAGCAGGAGAAATCAGCATTACCTTTTTATTGACAGTAACTGAAGTAGCAATGGGAATAGTAACGCCGTTGGAAAGCTCGTCGATAATAGCCGGCACCTGGTCAATATCAACCGGAGTAACGCCGTTAGCCATAGACTGCCAAAATGGCTTACAGAGGCAACTTAATGATGTGGCAAATTTGCTACACTTTTAAAATCAAAAACCATGCCAACACAACAATATATTTAACATTTTAACGTTTTGGCATAAAAATAGATTTCAAAAGTGTGGAAAACCATGTGTATATTATGCCACACGATAATAGCAATAGTATCAAGTAGTTAGCTATAGCCTCCAAAATGATGTTGCAAATTTGCCACAAAATAAGAAAAACAGTAATAAGTAAGGTAGGGAGCAATAATACTAATATTATCAATAATAGCAATAAGTTAGAAGATAATAATATAAGTTGGCACAAGGATTGCAAGTATATATTGTGTAGAGAGATAATAAGCCGGTCAATTGAACGGTAAAAAAAAGGAGAAGGAGAAGGGAAATGGAAGAGAAAGAAAACATGGAGAAGGAACCGCTAAATTATATCTGGAAATCTGATGTGTACAAGACAGGTATGTGGGAAAATTGTAGGGCATCTTTCGGTATTTCGAAAAACAAAGACTATGCGGAGCTAGAGTACGAAAAGGCCGAGTGGATTGGGAGCACAGGTTCACTAAAAACAAAAATACACAAATACAGAGGGAAGGCGGAAGTGGCTGAAATTACGGCGAAAATAGAGGGAGTGTTGCGCAAAATATCCAGGGAAACGGGAGATGAGTATAATGCGCTGCTATTTTTCGACGAAATGGGATTTTACGGCTAAAATGGAAAATCTCGTTATAATTAATCCCCAGACTCAGCTTATAGCCACAGGCTGGGATGTAGGGATTAAAAAAAGGAGAAGGAAAATGTGCAAACTAATTTCCGGGGTCTATCATAAGCAGAAAGGATTAGTAGTCTCTAAAGATACGGATTCTCACTCAGATATTTTGAGTGAGTTTGGTATATCAGATACTAAACGATCCTCTCTTTTTGCTAAAACGGAATTAATTCCCAAGCATTGTACTACTTTAAGTGAAAAAGATTTTAAAAAATGGGCAGTAGTTATTGATGAAAAAAATGCCCCAGATTGGTTAAACTTAGAAATGTTAACCAATGCTTGGAAAAATTGGTTTAGGGAGCATAATATTAAAGAAAGATATAAAAATTTTAAAGGGGATATTGATTTGTCTAGAAATACTGGTTTAACCAGTATTTCTAATTTAAAATCTAATAGAGATATTTATTTATATGATTGCACCAATTTAACCTGTGTTTCTAATTTAAAAGCTGGTGGACATATTTTTTTAAATGGTTGTACTAAAATGATTATATCTTTATTGGCTAGTTATGCGATTGCCAGCCTTTTAGAAGATTATCTCCCTTTTTGGGCTATTCTATTAATTGCAGTATTTGTTGGTTTTCTTGTAGGGGTTTTATAG